TGTAGGTCTAGGTGCAGGTCTAGTCATTAGAAATCTAGTCAATACAGGAAAAAATTTAGAAAATTTAAGAACAAGATTAAAGTTCTTACTTAAAGATACAAACGAGGGTGCAAAAGCATTTGAGAATATGACTAAGTTTGCATCACAAGTTCCATTCTCATTAGAAGAAATACAATCAGGTTCTGGTATCTTAGCAACTGTAACTGATAATGCTGATGAACTACAAAAGATGTTAGAGATTACAGGAAATGTTGCGTCTGTAACAGGATTAGATTTTAGAACAACAGCAGAACAAATACAAAGATCATTTAGTGCTGGTATTGGTTCAGCAGATTTATTTAGAGAAAAAGGTGTTAGAAATATGCTTGGTTTCCAAGCTGGTGCAACTGTATCTATTGAAGAAACAGTTAAAGCATTTGAAAAAGTATTTGGTAAAGGTGGAAGATTTGGAAGTGCTACAGATGAATTAGCAAATACATTCGAGGGTACTTTATCAATGATAGGAGATAAAATATTTAACTTTAAAAAAGTATTATTAGAAGCTGGTTTCTTTGAAGAACTTAAAAAACAATTTGGAGATTTAGACGAATTTTTAGAAAATAATTCTAAAAAAATAGATGATATTGCAACATCAGTAGGAAAGAATTTAGCTAACGCAGTTGTAGGTGCAGTAAATTTAGGAAAAGATTTAATTCCATTTTTATCAAAAGTTAAAGATCAATTAATAGGATTAAAAGAAACATTTGATACTTTACCAGCAGTAATGAAACAAGCTGGTATTATTGGTGCTTTGATGTTGGGTAAAAAAGGAATCTTAGGTTTAGGTTTAATATTAAAAGCAATAGAGAAAGCAGATGAGTTTGGAGAAAAATATGGAGATAAGCCTTTAGTATTTCCTGAGATATTACCATTCGAAAGTGAACTATCAATACCAATAGAACAAAAGGCAATAAAAAAAGTAAATGAAGAATTAGAATACACTAATATGATGATGAGAGAATTTGAACATGAAATGTCAGTTGCTATACCATCAGCAACAGAAAAAGCATTAGAAAGATTTAAAGACTTAAATTCTGGTGCTTTAGAAAAATTGAAAAATAAAACAGATGATATTAGAAACATTATTATTGATACTGTTGATAGTGGTATTAAAAATATGTCTAGAGGTTTAGCAGTAGCTTTTGTAACAGGAAATAAATTAACTGATGTATTTAAAAATATGGCACGAACACTAGCAATTAATGTATTAAGTGCATTAATAGAAATAGTTGCAAGAAAAGGTGTTGAACTTGCTATTGAAAAAATGATTACTGCTGAAAAGAAAAAACAAGCTTCTTTAAGTGCTGTTAGTGGTGGTAGTTCTTTATTTAGTATGGCCAAATCATTTTTAGGTTTTGCTAAAGGTGGTGCAGTATCAAAAGGCCAACCAATTGTAGTTGGAGAGCAAGGTGCAGAATTATTTGTACCTAATCAAACAGGACAAATTACACAATCAGCTAGAGGAACTGATAAAGGTGCAACTACAGTTAATTTTAATATTAACACAGTTGATGCTTCTGGCTTTGAAGAATTACTTGTAAGATCAAGAGGAACTATTACACAATTAATTAATAACGCAGTTAATGAAAGAGGGAGTAAAAACTTAATCTAATGTCAGGTGCTTTTCCAATATCTACTGCTAAGTTTGAATCTTTAGGAATAAAGTCTATTCAAAATACTATTATCTCAAAAACTGTATCTGGTAAGAAACTTGCTAGACAAATAGATGGTCAAAGATGGGGATTTACTGCTAGAGTAATTACAGCAAAAAGAAGTGATGTTTATGGCGATCTTATGGCCTTTATAGTTAAACAAAGATCAGGCAAAGAAAACTTTACTATAATCCCACCAGAAGTAGAAGATGCTAGAGGTACTGCATCAGGTACTCCTCATGGAACAGCAAGTGCTGGGGATACATCTATTACATTAGGTGGTACAGGCACAGGAACTTTAAAAGCTGGAGATATGATAAAATTTGCTAATCATTCGAAAGTTTATATGGTCGTTGCAGATCAATCAGATATTTCTACAGGCACTCTAACTATTGAGCCACCTTTAACTACAGCAGTTTCTTCATCAGATATAACTTATGATAATGTTGCATTTACAGTTCACTTAACAAATGATGTTCAAGAGTTTGGTGTAGCTGGTGCAGATAAAGATGGTAATGCTTTATATCAATTTGAATTTGATGTAGAAGAAGCACTTTAATGAAAAAATATAAAATAACCCACAAGATAACTGCCGATTTTATTGCCGAAGTTATTGTGAATGAAGATCAAATAGATGCTAGTATTAACGATCTTAAAGAATACAAGAAACCTAATAGCAAATTTGAATATACTATGTTAAAAGGTACAGAAAGTGTAACCCAAACTAATTACGAACTATATGACGAGAAGTCTAACAACAGCGATAAAGAACGAACTAGCGACAAATGATATACGACCAATACACCTTATTACTATTGGTTTTTCTACTCCTGTTAATATCACTGATTGTTCTTTTCCATTAACATCATCAGTTTCAGGCTCATCAGTTACTTATTCAGCTAGTGATTTTATTATGGGTATATCTGAACATAGTGAACAAACAGATTTAACCAAAGCTAGTTTAAAATTAGTATTATCAGGTGCAGATCAAACATTTATATCATTAGTTTTAAATGAAAATGTTACAAACGACACAGTAGATATTTATAGAGGTTTATTAGCTAGTGATAATAGTTTAATTGCTGACCCTATACTTCTTTATAGAGGTAATATTGAAAACTACTCTATTCAAGAATCTGATAAACAAAGTAATGTATCTTTATCTATCGTATCACATTGGGCAGATTTTGATAAAAAGAATGGTCGTAAAACAAACAATACCTCACAACAAAGATTCTTTAGTACAGATGTTGGTATGGATTTTTCTTCTGAAATAATTAGTGATATTAAATGGGGTAGAGCATAATGGATAATATTATTAATTTTTACAAAACATTTAACAAATATAAGAATAACACTAATGATGATCTGTATTATCATATTTTACCATCAATAAATTGCAGACAATATAAAATATTTGAAGATGATAAAGGTATTTATGGTTTTGTTAATTGGGCTTTTTTAAACAAAGAAGAAGAAGATCATTATAAAGCAAAAGCAATTATTAAAAAAAATAAATGGCAAAGTGGAACTAATTTATGGTTATATGATATTCTTATATCTAAAAATGCAAGAGAAGTTATGGGTTGGGTTTATAATTATTTTAAAGATTATCTAAATGTAAATCAATGTATTAATTGGTTAAGACTAGATGACAATAATAATATTTACAGAATATCTAAAAAATATAAAAGGGAGTTTCATATCTAATGGGTGGTGTAGTAGAAACAGTAACTAGTGTTGTAACTAAGGCTAAAGGAACAAAGCTATTTAGTTTTTTTCAAAATCCTTTAGTTAGTTTAGGTGCGAGTTTATTTTTATCATGGGTGTTAAGACCAAAAACACCTGAGATACCTGATTTTGGAACTAATGAGTTTGATGACTTTGAAAAAGGATTGTTAGTTAATAAACAATCAAATGACATTAATATTCCTGTAATTTATGGAGAAAGATTAGTTGGTGGCTCAAGAGTATTTGTAGAAAGTTCAGGAACAGATAATGAGTTTTTATATATTGCCTTAGTATTATCAGAGGGAGAAATAAACGATATAACAGAAATAAGAATAGATGATCAAGTAGTAACATGGTCAGGAGATTTAGCAGATAATACACAAGTTACAGTAGATAGTTCTGATGCTAATTATTATAAAGATGGAGAAAGTTTAGTTACAGTAGAACCTCACTTTGGAACAGATGGTCAATCAGCATCATCTTTATTATCAGGCTTATCATCATGGGGAAGTAATCATAAATTATCAGGTCTTTGTTATTTAGCTTTAAAGTTTAAATGGAATCAAGATGTTTGGGGTGGTATGCCTAAGGTACAAGCAAAGATACAAGGTAAAAAAGTTAAAACTTATAATGCAAGTTTAGTAGAACAATCTGCAAGTTACCAAACTAATCCAGCATGGTGTATATTAGATTATTTAACTAACACTAGATATGGAAAAGGTTTAACTACAAGTGAAATAGATTTACAAAGTTTTTATGACGCTTCACAAGTTTGTGAAACACAAGTAACACCATATTCTGGTGGTAGTGATATAAATATTTTTGATTGTAATACAGCAGTTGATACCTCAAGAAGTTTGATTGATAATTTAAGAGAACTTATAAAAGGTTGCAGAGGTTATATTCCATACACTCAAGGTAAATATAGTTTAGTTATTGAAACAACAGGAACTGCATCTATTACTTTGACAGAAGATGATATTATAGGTGGTTATGGTTTAGCTATTCCTACTAAAAATGAAAAGTATAATAGAGTTATAGCATCATTTGTTAATCCAGCAAAAAATTATCAAGTAGATGAGGTTCAGTTTCCACCAATAGATGATTCAGGATTACCCAGTGCAGATCAACACGCAACTATGAAAGCAGATGATGGTGGATTTTTATTAGAGGGTAGATTTCAATTTCCTACACTAACTTCTCAATATCAAGCAGAAGAAATGGCAGAGGTAATACTTAGAAGAAGTAGAGAAGCAATAGGTTTATCATTAAATGTAACTTTTAAAGGGTATGAATTAAATATTGGAGATATAGTTAATGTAACACATTCTTCTTTAGGATTTTCTGCAAAACCTTTTAGAATTTTAGGAATGACTTTTAATCAAGATTTTACAGTATCTTTAACTTTAGTAGAACATCAAGATAGTCATTATACTTGGGCAACTAAAGTACAAGCATCAACAGTACCATCAACAACTTTACCAAATCCATTTACTATCCAACCACCAGCAAGTGTAACTCTATCAGACACATTAATTGAATATAATGATGGAACTGTAATTGTAGCATTAGATGTAACTATAGGTGCTTCTCCAGATAGCTTTATTGATTATTACCAAGTAGAATATAAATTAAGTACAGATTCAGATTTTATTATTTATGCACAAGGCTCAGGATTAAATCACAGAGTTTTAAATGTAATTGACCAAAGTATCTATGATGTAAGAGTTAAAGCTGTAAATACTTTAGGAGTATCATCAACTTATGTTTCAGCACAAAGAACAATCGTTGGTGCAGTAGAACCACCAGAAGATGTCCAAGATTTCTCATGTAATATTGTAGGACAAGAAGCACACTTGGGTTGGACACAAATTGGAGATTTAGATTTAGCATATTATCAATTACGATTTAGTGATAAAACAGATGGCACAGGAACTTGGGCAGATTCAGTAGCATTAGTAGAAAAAATATCAAGACCAGCAACTTCAATATCTGTACCAGCTAGACAAGGAACTTACTTAATCAAAGCTGTAGATAAATTAGGTAACTTTAGTTCTAATGCAACTGCAATTATTTCTAATGTTGTAGGTATTACTAATTTTAATAGTATTGCCACACAATCAGAACACCCTGACTTTGATGGAACTAAAACAAATGTATTAGTATCTGATAGCACACTAAGATTAGATTCTTCTGAATTATTTGATAGTGCTAGTGGAGATTTTGATACAGAGGTTAGTAGATTTTTTGATTCAGGTGTAGCTAATGCTGACTTCTTTGCTAGTGGTAATTATGAATTTTCAGATGTTATTGATATAGGTGCTAAACATACTGCTAGAATTACTGCAAGTTTATCTCAATCTTCTGACAACCCAGATGACTTGTTTGATAATAGGGCTGGACTATTCGATAGCACAAATTCTAACTTTGATGGAGATACACCAGCTAATGCAAATGCTCATTTAGAAATAGCAACCTCAGATGACAATGTTACATATACAGCTTTCCAAAATTTCGTAATTGGAGATTACACAGCTAGATATTTTAAATTTAGAGTTGTTTTAATTTCAAGAGATTTAGCTTCTACTCCTGTTGTATCAGCAGTATCAGTTTCAATAGATATGCAAGATAGAATATTTAGTGGAAACGATATTGTATCTGGTGCTGGAACTAAAACTGTAACATTTACAAATCCATATAAAACTGTTAATTATGCACTAGGAATTACAATGGAAGATGCAAACACAGGCGACTTCTTCACAGTATCAAATAAAACTATTAATGGCTTTGATATTTTATTTAAAAATTCTGGTGGAACAAATGTATCAAGAACATTTGATTTTATTGCAAAAGGCTTTTAAAAGGAGTATAAGAAGATATGGCACAACATGATTTAAACATAGCGAACCAATCATTTCCAAATTTTAGAGCAGATTTAAACAATGCTTTGGTTTCATTAGGAAGTCAAAACTCAGGAAGTTCAGCACCTAGTTCTCCACAATCAGGAATGATTTGGATAGACACAACAACAGCTACTGCTTGGCAACCAAAAATTTATGATGGGAGTGCATGGATTAACTTGCCTTTTTACATAAATACAAGTACAAATGACGCAAACTTAACAACAACAGAAGTAACAAGTTTAGAGGCAGACCCTCAAGCAGTTGCTCTAGCAATCGCATTAGGATAAAGATATGGCTAATACATTTAAAGTAAAAACAAATGGTGCAATGCCGAGTTCTTCTGGAACTCCTGACACACTTTACACAGTTCCAAGTTCAACAACCTCTGTAGTGCTTGGCTTAATACTTTGTAACATTCACACAACTGCTGTAACAGTAGATGTTCAATTAGTTTCAGATACTTCTGACACAGAAACAAACGAAACAGTTAAACTTGCAGAAAATGTAAGCATACCAGCTGGAAGTTCTTTAGAATTATTATCTGGTGGAAAAGTTGTTCTACAAACAACAGATGTTTTAAAAATTGATTGTTCTGTTTCTGCAAAGATAGATTCTACATTATCAATAATGGAAATAACATAGGAGTTAGTTAAATGGCTTTTATAGGTGCAAAACCAACTAATGTTCCACTAACTGCAAATGATATAACAGATGGCAGTATTTCTGTTGCTAAACTTACATCAACTTTAGATTTATCATCTAATACAGTTACTTTACCTAGTGGTGTAGGTGGTAAGGTTTTGCAAGTTGTATCGGCAACTACTACAGGAACAAACTCTACATCTACAACAAGTGTTGTTACTTTTATGAACGCTTCAATAACACCATCATCTTCTTCAAATAAAGTTTTTTGTATGTTTAATGGTTTAGGTTATGCAAATGGAACTAATAACAGTATGACTGTTTTAATATACAGAGGAACAATAAGTGGAACTGAAATAGCTT